GAGAAAGCAACGTTCAAGCTTGATAACCTGCTGTACGACCACCGCTGGGGTGAATGCGAAGACCTGGGCGATGATGAAGCTCTCGAGAAGGCAATTCTCGAATCGTACGGCGATGCGATGGAATGGAACTCCGTCGAAGGCGTCATGGGTAAGATCTTTGACCCTCGCACGACGGAAGCTGAATCCCGGCGTTACTACCTGAACGACATTGTTTCCGAGCAGAACTCGTGGATCGAGCTTCATCAGTTGCGCAGGCGACTCGTGCCGCTGTTCCCACCTGCCCCGAAGACAATGATCACCCTGGGCTTCGATGGCGCTGTGTCTGACGACGCTACCGCTCTCATTGGCTGTGTGGTCGATACCGCCGAGGTATTCCCAATCAAGATCTGGGAAAAGCCCGACATTCCTCTCAAGGATTCTGACGGCAACGAGATAAAATGGGAAGTCGACCCTGTCGCTGTAGATGCAGCTGTCGCATGGGCGATGAAGACCTACCGTGTGGTTGGTTTCTTCGCTGATCCGCCATACTGGCAAACCTATGTTGACAAATGGGATGCAGAATATGGCGAGAAGATGTGCGTCGTTGCCCAGGCATCGAGCCCAATCAAATGGTGGACCAAGCGAGACACTCAAATGGTTCAAGCCCTTGACCGGTTCCACGATGAAATCTGCAACGACACTGGGATTGCCCGGATTCAAAACCACAAGGTTATGGTCCGACACTTCCTCAATGCTCGGGTGTGGGAGCGACCTGCCGGCAACGTGATCGGCAAGGAATCGAAGAAGTCACCCAAGAAGATTGACGCGTGTATGGCTGCGGTTCTTGCCTTTGAGGCTCGAGCTGCGTACCTTCACCATGGCGACAAGCCGCCACAACAATTCGTACCACGACGCGTAGACAAACGCTAGGAGTCAACATGCAACTATCTGTTGACCTGATGAGAACGCCTGACACCGACGAATGGTGGATGAAGCGTCTTTCACAGGCTCTCGCCCAAAGACTGCCCAGGTTGGCTCAGCTGCAGTGCTGGATGGACGGTAACCCGCCCCTCGCCTACCCAGATGCTTCCAAGGAAGCGTTCGAACGCCTGCAGCGTCTCGCACGTCTGAACCTCGCCGAACTCATCGTCAACGCGGTCCTGTACCGCATGACGCCTCTTGCCTTCCGTACGGGAGCCGAGGGCGACGACAATGGTGATGCTGAGGCTGCGCGTATCTGGAAAGATAACCGCATGAAGACGACCTCCGCCGAGATTCTCGAGTGGATGCTGAGCCTGTCTATTTCGTACGGTTCTGTCGCACAGATTGAGGAGAACGGTACGTTCCGTGCCCTCCTGCGGTCTGAGCACCCCACACAGTGCATTACCGAGGATGACCCGAACCGCCCAGGGTTCGCACTCGCTGCGCTCAAGGTGTATCGCGACGATTTGCACAATCGCGATGTAGCAGTGCTGTACAGACGCGGTACAGACGGTAACATGGCGACCATGCGTGTCGCATACCATGTCGGCAATTCGATTCTGCCGGGCGTCCGTACCAATGCAGTTTCAAAGGCCTGGCAAATCCGCCCCGCCTCCTGGGTGTGGGCAGATGAAGCCGAGGAACTGTTCTCCGAGACGATTCCGATCCACAAGTTCGAGAACCGTAACGGCATGGGGGAGTTCGAGAAGCACATTGCTACCCTCGAACGTATCAACCACACCATCTTGCAGCGGATGATCATCATTGCCTTCCAGGCTTTCCGTCAGCGTGCTGTCAAGGGTGTCCCCAATACGGACGAGGACGGCAAAGAGATTGATTACTCAGATATCTTCAAGGCTGACCCTGGTGCGATTTGGCTTCTGCCCGAAGTTGCTGAGTTTTGGGAATCTGCTCAGGCGGACCTTGGACCAGTCCTCACCTCAGTCAAGGATGACATTATTCATCTGGCTGTGTCCTCACAGACGCCGCTGTTTTCGGTTGTTCCTGATGCGGCCAACGGCTCTGCAGAAGGTGCTGCTCTGCAGCGAGAAGGGCTGCTGTTCAAGGTAGATGACTGCATCTCCCGAGCAGACCACCCACTCGCAGCAATGATGGCTGATGCATTCGCCGCCGAAGGTGACGACGCACGTGCCGAAATTGAAGACATTGAGGTTATCTGGGCTAGCCCCAGGCGTTCCTCACTCACCGAACGTGCCGTGTCTGCTGTGCAGGCAATGGCCGCCGGTGCTCCGTGGCGCACAGTCATGTCGAAGTTCCTCGAACTCAGCCCTGATGAAATTGCTCAGGCTGAAAAGGAACGTATGGACGACATGTTCATGCAGGCGCTCGCGGGCCAGGACCAGAACAAGGTCAACTCTCTACCCGGAACTACCGACTTGGCGAAGCTCAAATGAAAACACCCAACGGATGGCTCTACGTAGCTAAGGTTTTCCGAGACGACCACACAGGGGCGATTACGCTCTGGCCTGGCAAAGACGGCGACGTGTTCGAAGTCAGCGAAGGCCAAGAGTTCATCACCTTCCTGACCCCGGCTCCGCTGTTCGGGGAGGAGGAATGATATGGCCAACACCGATAGGCTACGGCTTATTATGGACGTCCAGGCCCGTGGTTTTGCCCTCGCCGCCCAACTACTTCTCAGACAGCTCGTTGCGTTGTGGCGAGACTTCGATAAGTACTACGACGGCGACCTGGTTGCGGCACGAGCCGCTCGTTCAGCCACGATGGTTGACGCCGCTACCGACGGAATCCGCAGGCAAACCAAGTCGTACCTGAGCTTCGCGTACCAACAGTTCGATGACCTGCAGTTCCCAACGGACGAAGAGATCGACGCACAGAACGACCAGCTACTGGATCGTCTCGTCAATCCTCTCGACGAATGGAACCGGCCAGCCGAACAGTTCAGGTTCGCTGAATCCCAGGGACAACCCCGGGGCAAGGCAATCGAAGTTGCCACCAAGCGTGTGGAAGAACTCGCTGACCTTGATATGGCATTGGCAATGCGCAACACCGCCAGCAACATCTTCAAGGCCACACCGAAGGTCACAGGCTATCGACGCGTGATCCACCCCGAGCTTTCGGAGTCGGGCACATCGTGCGGTCTGTGTATCGCTGCTTCCACGAGAATATACTCAAAGGAAGAGTTGCTGCCTCTGCACGACCATTGCCACTGCACGGTAATGCCCATCGTTGGCGACGACGATCCGGGCGACTTCTTCAACAAAGAAGACATTGACCTGCTGAACGAACTGTATAAGGCTGCGGGTGGCGACAATACCGCCCAGGGCCTGTCTCGCGTTCGTTTCAAGGTCATCCAAAACTCGGAGCTTGGTCCCTACCTCGTTGAGGAAGGCTCGAAGACAAAGGGCATTCATCCCTCACCAAGCAATCCGCGTACGAAAATCTCCCGAAGTGATTCGGTGGACGCACAGATCAAATCTCTTACCGATAGCCTCGAGCGACTGCTCATTAGGCAACGGATGGGCGAAGATGTCGCACAACCCATTGTGTGGCAGCAAGACCGTCTCCGCCTGCTTCGGAAAGAGCAAGAACTAGCCACACGAACACGGAGGCGTCGATGAGTGGTGTAGGCGAAGACAAACCTACCTATGAGACACTTCGCAAGGCTTTCGAGGCTCACGCCCAGGAAATCTACGGCGAAGAATATGTCCTGCAAGATTTTGTCGCGATTGGATACGTTGTATGCATGACCGACACTACCAATGATGACCGAGCCGAATACGTACTCGCCACGAGTTCAAAGGCTGACCACATCATAAATGGGCTAGTCCACCAAGTTGACCTATTTGGTAGCGACGAGCCCGAAGATTAGATTTCGGTTATGGATAGTATATAATCCAACCGAAGCCATCCCCGTCATGGGATCATCCGACAGGAGAAACAATGTTCAAGCGTATTCCACACTACGTCCGATTCCTCGAGGGGGACAACGACGATAAAGGTAGTGGCGGTGGAGGTAGCGAGAAGAACAAGTCCGACAAGGACCTGGGATTCCCGCGGGATACTCCACTGGCTGAGATGGATACAACCCAGCAGTTGGCCTACTGGAAGTACCACGCACGCAAGCATGAGGGAACTGCTAACGCGCGTGCGGACTACGACGAACAGAAGGCCGCGGCCGAGAAGTGGCGTGCCCACGAAGAAGCCAACAAGAAGCCCGAGCAGAAGGTCCTTGACCAGGCTGCCGAACAGGCCCGAGTCGAGGAACGCCGCAAGGCTGCTCCGCGCATCGTCTCTGCTGAGTTCAAGTCCATCGCTGCTGATGAAGGCCTCGATAAGCTGCTCCTCAATGTCTTCCTCGAAGATATCGATCCGCTCAAGTACCTTGATAAGGACGGCGAGCCCGATACCGAGAAGATCGAGAAGCGTGTCAAGGCTCTTGCCGCAAATGCGGGTACCAAGAAGCAGCAACGCAAACGCGAAGACACCCATCAGGGGTACCGACGCAATGAAGGTGCCACTGGCATTTCAAACGGACGCTCTCTCTTTGAAGAGCGCAACAACAAGAACAAGAAAGGTTAGAGATCATGCCTCGTTTTCGTACAGAGTCTGAGATCGTAACCGGTGACATGACGTGGTTGGGTTCGGGTCACGGTATCCGTAACGCCCGTACCGAGAAGCTCGATATCTCCGCGTTCACCGCTGCGACCCACTACCCGAATGGCTACCTGCCGTCGGGTCTCCCCGTTGCAAAGGTAGGCGGCGTCCTCGTCCCCTACGATGCAACAGAAGCCACCGTCACTGGCGCTGGCATCCTCGCAGGATTTGTCCTCACCGACATTCCGCTGCGGGTCACCCCGGGCACTACTGCCCCGGCTACCGAGGACCAGAATGTGCCTCTGCTCGACCACGGTCGAGTCAAGGTTGCCAACCTGCCCATCACGTTCGTTGCGCCGACGGCTGCGGCCAAGCGCGTGAACACGACCTTCGTCTTCATCTAAGGGAGGGATAACCGATGCCTACGCTGTGGACCGACGTTATCGACCCCGCAACCCTCACGGGTTACATGCGGGAATCGCTCGCTGCCTACGAAGCCGCTCGCGGCTCCCTCGAACGGTGGCTCACCAACGAAACCGTGCCGGATATCCACGTCTCCTTCGACGTTGGAGCTTTCGGACTCACCGCGACTGCGCGCTTCCGTGCGTTCGACGCTGAGCCCGAGTACGGCAAGGAAGAAGCCGGGAAGCGAGTCAGCATCGAGCTGCCCGCCATCGGCCAGAAGATCGCCATCTCCGAGTACCGTGCACTGCGTCAGCGTAACGCTGGCGACCAGGCCATGCTCGATTCCATCCTCAAGACCGCTGACCGCGTTGTGCGTGCTGTCGCCGACCGCATGGAACTCCTCCGTGGTGTGGTCCTGGATACCGGTGTTGCGACTGTGAACCAGTCCAACTTCCTCATCTCGGACAACTTCGGTCGCCCTGCAGGCCACACCGTCACGGCTAGCACCCTGTGGTCTGATCCGGCTGCTGACCGCATCGATGACCTGCTCGCGTGGCAGGACGTCTACTTTGCGACCAACTCGGTGAACCCGGGTGTGACTCTCATGTCCACCGCCGGTTACGCTGCGTTCCGCAAGGGCGATCAGTTCCAGAACACGGTCACGGGCCGTCCGATGACCCAGGGTGAAATCGGTTCGATCCTCGCAGACGAAGGCCTGGCTCCAATCCAGATCTTCGACCGCCGGGTCAACTTCGAGGGCACCCTCACTCCGGTCATCCCCACCAACAAGGTTCTGTACCTGCCGCGCCCGGAGGAATCCGACGCAATGGGCCACACCTACTGGGGTACGACCCTCACTGCCACCGACCTCGGTTGGGGCATTGCTGACGACGAGCAGGCCGGGATCGTGGCGGGCGTGTACCGCAACGAACAGCCCCCGGTTATCGCCGAAGTCATCTCGGATGCCATTGGCATGCCGGTCCTGGGCAACGCTGCGCTGAGCTTCTCGGCCACCATCTTCTAGGACACTTAAGCTGGGCGGGGTTCCTGTATGCGGCAGGGGCCCCGCTCTTCTTTGGAAAGGAAAGAATCATGGCAAAGGTATTCAATGCTTATGTCGCAGTTCACAAAAACCATACGGACCGCGTTTGGTTCGCACCGGGTGACGAGGTTCCTGACTGGGCTGAAGAGCTCGTTGGTCCCCACGTCTACGCCGAGCATCGGGAAGAGGAAGACGTCCGTCTCACCGACCCCGAAGGCAACGACGATGACCCCGAGACCAAGTGGTCGACGGTCAACACACTGCCTCCAACAGGCTCAGAAGTTCCCGAGACTGAAGACGTGGTAGACCTCGACACCCTCAAGAAAGATGAGCTCGTTGAGCTCGCCGAGGAACGCGGTCTCGACACCTCCGGCACCAAGGCTGAACTGAAGGAACGCATCCTCGCCGATATGGACGAGGAAGAAGAGGACTAACAGTCATGGCCAATGTACTGGGGTATGTTTCCACTGACCTGGAAGAACCGTACGAAGGCCAGCTCGACCTCGAGAATGAAGATGAGTGGTATCAGCAGAAGGTAGACGAGGCCGTCAGGCTTCTCATCCGGAAGGTACCCAACATTCAGTCTCGCATGGCTGCGTACGATCCGACCACTGGGGCAGGCATTGACCCAATGTTCGTAAAGGACAAAGTCCTGAACGCCGTCATCCGAGTTCTTCGCAACCCTGAAGGTTATCGATCTGAAACCGAATTCGAGTATTCCTATCAACGGTCACCCACTGAGGCGTCAGCCAACGTGTGGTACACCAAGGATGAACTCGCTGATCTGGGATTTGGTGCTGCAGCCGTCAGGCCACGCACCGTGTTTTCCAAGACAAGGTATGGTTGGCCGTGAGCGCCCTCACTCGTGGACCCCACACCGTTGTCTGTACTCCCCGGATCGTCATCGGTCAGGATCGTACGGGAAGCAACAAGCTGGGCCCCGGGCCGTCGAAGACATATACAGGTGTCTACGTTGCACCCTCGGGCCTAGCTGCTTTCGGTCAGGCTGAAGATGTCCGTTCGGGTGGCACAGTCGTGAACGCGGACTATGTCATCATGAAAGCCCTCGAGCCACGTTGGGTCGGAGGCCCCCATTCTACCGTCACATGGGACGGCGAAGAATATGACCAGGTTGGTATCGCTCGTCGGTACACCCGGGGTCGCAAGACACAGCACGAAATAATCAAACTGAAGGCTCGCGGCGTGGAGGTGAAATGATGGCTGAAGTATTCAGGTGGGTTCCAAACGGCGTTGCTCGCATGGTTGGTAACGACTCTGTGATGGACGAGGTTGCCCATATGGTTCTCGGCATCGTTGAAGCCCGTGCTCTTGCCCACCGCCTTACTGGCGATTACATCTCGAAACTGTCTGTTGCGAATGTGCCCGGTAAGAAAGGCGTACGTGACCGCATGATCTTTGCTGGTGATAAGGCTGCTTACTCCATTGAGTGGGGCCACACCGTTGTGAGGCGTGACGGCACGGCGTACTGGTTGCCAGGCCAACATATCCTGGGTGGCGCTATCGCCGAGGTCCCTGGGCCATGGGTGAGAGGTAAGTTCTGATGGTCTATCAACGAATGACGGTCGACGCGGAGGAACTGTTCACCAAGGTGCTCCGACTCAAGCTCGACGGCTATGCTTCTACCTTCGGCACTGCCGATATGGAGGTCATGGGTCAGCAGGACTCCGACGCTATCGAACATGTACCCTTTGTGGTTGTGCGCGCACGCGGTGGTCGAATGCTGAACGGCCCGGGAGCCTGGGAGTGGGAAATCTACGTGTCGATAGTCGCGCTCACGCGTGACGATGCAGCAGACGTTTCTGACATGGTGTACCGCGCCATGCATGAATCACACGATCAAAACGTACGAATCCCTGGTGTGGGCGCTGTAACGTCTGTCGATGACGTGGATATGCCCTCGCGAACGAGTACGACGCTAACGCCGGCAGGCGACCTTACCCAATACGATGGCCACTTCCACGTCATCGTTCGAAAACTCTAAACGGAGGATAAAACAATGGGCTTCAATCCCAATGCAACTATCATCCCGGGCAGGGGCACCGTTCTCGTCGCGGCACCAGATACAGCTGCGCCCGACTACGAAGCTCTCGATCCGCTGAACCCCACTGGGGGTTGGGCTGCCCTGGGCCACACCTCGCGAGATAACAACGTCTCGCTGTCCAAGGGTGGCGGTGATTCGACCCAGCGTGGTTCCTGGTGGGACGACGCACTGCGAGCCACCTTCGATCCGATCACTTGGTCGGTGAACGTCAACTCCATCCAGATCGACCAGCTCACCCTGAGCCTGGCCTTCGGTGGCGGTACTCATGACGGTGCCGCTGGTACCTACGATGTTGCTGGCTCGGTCACACCTCAGAAGAAGGCTCTCTTCATTCTGATCGTTGACGGCTCCACTCGCATGGGCATCTACATTCCCAACACGGTTATCACCATCGGTGACGCACCGCAGGTTGCTGTGGATGCATTCTTCGAAATCACCCTGACGGCTCAGATGCTGAACTCGGAATCCACGGGCAACCGTTTCCGCTTCCTGCACCCGGGCCTGATCACCGTTGCTCCGGATATCGACACCGCACTGCCCTCGGGTCAGGCGGAAGGCCAGGTCGTTGCCCTCGTTGGTTCCGGCTTCGTCGGTGTAACCTCGGTTACGGTTGGTGGCGTCGAATCTGTGTTCACCGTCCTGGACACCAAGCACATCGACGTGACTCTGCCTGCTGGCTCGGCGGGTTCTGCGCCGATCATCGTTACGGGCTTCAACGGTGCGTCGAACGCCCAG